ACTTTTACTGTAGCTCCAGGTACAAATACCACAGGAAGTACAGGAGGAGATAACATAGCCACGTTTAATGTTTCTGGAACAATAATAGTAACATAATCATGTATTTACATTTTGCACAATTAGACTCAAATGGTGTCGTGTTACAAGTAATAGCTGTGGCGGATGATATTGAAATTCCAAATGATGGAGGACTTTTAAGAGACAATCCTAAACATATTGAAGGAGAAATCTATGCAACAACTTTTGGATCAGGACCTTGGAAACAAGCTTTTAAAGATGGAACAAGAAAACAATTTCCATCCGCAGGTCATACATACGATTCAACAAACGATGTATTTATAGAACCTAAACCTTTTGAATCTTGGACACTTGACTCCAATTTTGATTGGCAACCTCCAATTGTAAAACCAATTACTCCTGATGACGCTTTATATGATGTTTTATGGGAGGAAGATAATGAGAGATGGATTGCACAAGGTTGTGACTTTTCAATAACAACTAAAATTTGGGATCCCAATACTAGTTCTTGGTCTTAATTAATTTGCATATTTTTAGTGTTGTGTTATAAACACTTCCATGAAAGTCATAAGAAATTTTTTACCTAAAGAAAATTTTAATACGATTAAAGAATTAATGTGTGAAAAGAAATCTGCTTTTCCATGGTACTTTAATCCAAATAATTTTTGGCCACCAAGTTTAAAAGAACATAATCAGTTTATGTTTGTGCATATTTTTAAAGAAAATAATAAAGTTTATAGTTCATATGATGAGCATTTAAATATTTGTTATAAAAAAATACATAAAATATTTCCATACACACATGTAGTAAGATGTAAGGCAAATCTTTATACTAATCAAAATAAACATATAAAACATGGTAAACATCAAGATATAACTGATGCCACTGAATATTATATGTCAGCCGTATATCACGTAAATAAATGTAATGGTTACACCAGCATATTAAATAAAAAAACAAACAATTTTACTAAAATTATGCAAGAGGAAAATCAATTAATTATTTTTTCTGGAGATACGACACACTACGGTGTTACTCAAACAGATACTCAAACTAGATGTGTAATTAATTTTGTAGTGCAATGAAAATTATAGATAATTTTTTAGACGAAGGAGATCATGCTATTTTAAAAGATATTTTAATGTCAAATACTTTTCCATGGTTTTTTAACCACAGTAAAATTAAAGGATCCAAAGATTTATTTGATTTTCAATTTACTCACATTTTTTACGCAGATAATCAAATTAATTCAAACTATTTTAGTTGTATAGAGTCTTTATTAAATAAACTAAATCCTCATGCTTTAGTAAGAATAAAAGCTAATTTAAATGTCATGACTCATGAACAAGTAACTTATAAAAAACATAAAGACCAAGATTTTAAATGTAAAGCTGCTATCTATTATGTCAATACAAACGATGGATATACTTTATTTAAAAATAAAAAAATTAATTCTGTTGAGAATAGAATTGTTTTATTTAATAGTGATGAAATGCATTCAAGCACAAATACAACAAATTGTAAAAGTAGAATTGTTATAAATTTTAATTATTTTTAAAATGAGTATATTAATAAACAGAATGTTTTCAGTGCCGTGTTCTGAAACACAACTTAATTTAAATATTAAAAAAATAACAAAATATTGTTATGATATAAAAAAAACTGATTCTGGTAGAAATGTATCTAACAGAGATGGTTGGCAATCAACTGAATTATTTTTTCCAAACTCTTTATCTAATTTAGCTGATAAAATATGTGAAGTGGGTTCAAAAATATTTTATGCTTTAGATGGTTCTGAAAAATATACAATAAATTTAAAAAATATGTGGATAAATATTAATCCAAAAGGTGGATATAATGTTGTTCATGTTCATCCTAATTCTTTTTTTTCAGGTGTTTTTTATGTGCAAACACCAAAAGATTGTGGCAATATTATACTACGTCACCCTTGTAGTCATACAGAAAATAATTGGAAAGATGAGTTTTGGAATAAACTTAGTCCAGAAACAACGACATTAAATTATTTGAATGCAAAAGAAAACATGTTATATATATTTCCTAGTTGGTTGGAACATTATGTTCAAGTTAACAAAAGTAAAAAAGACAGGATATCTATATCATTTAATTTAGGAGTTGTTAAGAAATGAATCTAAATTATCATTATTGGTTTTTTAAAAAAGCTGTATCAGATAAGTTTTGTGATGCTGTTATAAAACGTGGTTTAGAAAAAAAACCAATTTTGGGAACAATAGGAGCAGAGGAAGATAAGGTAAAAGATTTTAAAAAAACAAGAAACTCCAATATAGTTTGGTTAAACGATAGGTGGATATACAAAGAAATAATTCCTTTTATTAATTTGGCTAACAAAAATGCAGGGTGGAATTACGATTGGGACTTTACAGAGTCTTGTCAATTTACTAAATATTCAAAAAATCAATTCTACGGTTGGCATATAGATAGCTGGAACAATCCTTACAATATGCCAGATGACGCTAAAAAACATAATAAGAATAGAAAACTATCTGTAACTGTTTCATTAAGTGACTCATCAGAATATGAAGGTGGTGATTTAGAATTTGATTGTGGCAATATAAAAAAGAAAAGAATATTAAGATGTAGAGAAATAAAAACTAAAGGATCCATAGTTGTATTTCCTAGTTTTGTTTGGCACAGAGTTAAACCAGTAAAAAAGGGAACAAGATATTCTTTAGTAATGTGGAATTTAGGACCTTCGTTTAAATGAAAAATAATTTTAAAGTTTTAAAAAATGTTATTTCTAAAGAGATGCAATACTTTTCTTGCAGGTATTTATATTTAAAAAGAGAAGTTCTAAAAACTTTTAGAGAAACTAACTATATATCTCCTTATGCAAAAGAGTGGGGAGAGTTTGGAGACAAACAAGTAGAAGACGTTTATTGTTGTTATGGTGATATATTAATGGAGGTTTTATTAGTAGAGCTAATACCTACCTTACAAAAACAAATTAAAAAAGAAATATTTCCAACATATTCTTATTTAAGAATATATGAAAAAGGAGCTACGTTACCTAAACACATAGATAGAATTAGCTGTGAGTTTTCAACAACTTTAAATTTAGGGGGAGATGAGTGGCCAATATTTTTACAAGATAAATCTAAAACACATAAAATAATTTTGTCGCCTGGAGATATGCTTATATACAAAGGCAATCTTTTAAAACATTGGAGAAATAAATTTAACGGAGATGTTTGTTACCAAGTTTTTTTTCATTATAATTTTTTAGATAAAGATCCTAAAAAAAATAATTTATATGATACTAGAAGTCATTTAGGTTTACCTTCAGATTTAGCTAAAGGAATAATTTTAAACACACATAGAAAAGGAGAGAAATAATGCCAAACCATAAAGTAATAAGTGCTAGTCAACAAAAAATAGAAAAACTAGAAGAGGAAATAAAAAAACTAGAGGATAGTTTATCAGAGGTAAAAGGTGTAAAAAATTCTGAGGTAATGATAAACAAAGAATTAAAAGAAAGAATAGAAAAACAAGATCTTGTTATAGAAACTTTACAAAGATTAAACGAACATTTTATGTCTAAAATAACAAAATTAAGAACTAAATTGAAAAAATTAATTGATGAATAAAAAATATTTTTTTATTACGGGTTTACCTAGAACAGGTAATACATTGTTATCTTCTTTGTTAAATCAAAATCCAGATATTACAGCAACAGGGGACAGTGTTGTTCCTGAAATATTTTATAGAGTAGAAGAAATTAAAAAAATAAACATATATCAAAACTTTCCTGATGAAAAATCTTTAGATAATATTAATAAAAATGTTTTTAAAAATTACTATAAATATGCAAAAACTAAATACATAATAGATAGGGGTCCTTGGGGAACTGAATATAATTTTCAAATGTTAAATAAATATTTAGACAATGATATTAAAATAATAGTATTGGTTAGAGATATTCCAGAAATCCTAATGTCTTTTATAAACTTAGCTAATGATAATATTAATTTTTATCTTAATGAATCCTTCAATGAATTAATTAAAAGTGAGACATGGAGAGACGAAATAGAACAAAAATGTCATATCTTAATGAAAGAACACCACCCTATTGACAGAGGGTTATATCAAATAAAATATCTTTTAAATAATGTAAATAACAAAAATTATAAAATATTTGAGTATAATGATTTAGTATCCAATCCTAAAAAATACTTAAAAGATATATATAATTTTTTAGAGATACCTTTTTATAAAAAACATTATTATAAAAATTTAAAACAATTAAAAGTAAATAATTTAGAATATAATGACTCTGTGTATGGTGGTCCTTTACATACAATTACAACAGATAAAATACGTAAACAAAAAATAAAAGTAATTAATAAAATTTTAGATAAATATTCTGGAATGGAGTTTTGGAGAAATAATTAAATGGATATAATTGTTAAGCCTTTTAAAAAACATAAACAATTAAAAAAAACTTTTTTAAAATTAATAAATGAAATACCTAAAACTACAGAAGAGTCTATTTATAATACAGATTGGTATTTACCAAGAGACTATACTAGAAAATATTTAGATTTGTTTTACGAAAATATTGGCGAGCACATGCAATCTTTAACAGAGGACTTTAATTGTCATCGATGGGAAATAACAAATGGCTGGTTTCAACAATATAAAAAAGGAAGCGAACATGATTGGCACAATCACGCAGGGCATCAACTTGCAAACGTATATTATTTAGAGTTACCTGATGTTAGTGCTAAGACAGAATTGTTAAATAAAAAAACACCTAAAATTTCAGAGGGAGACATATTAACTTTTCCAGCGTACATACCCCACAGATCTGCAATTAACAAAACAAATAAACGAAAAACTGTTATAGCTTTTAATTCTAATTTGCTACACGGTTTACTATATCATGGAGAAGATACTACTACCTAATTATGGTTTTGTAAAAACCAAATTACCACAAGATATTTATACATCTGTTTTAAAAGAATGTTTAAATATAAAAAACAAAAAAGAATTTTTTTCTGGACTCACCGAGCTAGGTGTTGCAAAACATTATTATGTAAAAAATAATTTAGATAAAATACAAAATTTTATGTCTACCGTAGTAGATTATTATAATGAACAATATCCAAATTATTTGAAAGGTATTAAAATATTAAATAAAAACCTTCCCATAGAGTTTCAAAGACCGTGGATAAATTATCAAAAAAAAGGTGAGTATATTCCAATGCATGAACATGATGGGGTTTTATCTTATAATATTTGGATGAGGCTGCCCTCAAAATCTATATTTGAATTTAATTATAATTCTATAATAGGTAGAAACTTATCTAACATAATTCATCTAGATAAAAAAGATGAAGGAACCGTGGTTTTATTTCCATCTTTATTACAGCACATTGTTTATCCATTTCATAATACTACTAAAACTAGAATATCTATTGCAGGAAATATTGTTTTAAAAGCTTAATGTAATATGAAAAAATTATTAAATCATTTACACAAATATGGAAACGTATATAATACTGAGGACAGCGCTTTGTTTTTTTACGCATTAACTAAAATGCAACGATACAATTTATTTGTAGAATTTGGCACAGGTTTAGCTTGTACCTCATTAGCTGTTACCACTGCTATGAAAGAAAATAATAAAGGTTTATGTATAACTTATGACAACGGTAGTCATTTTAAAAACGTTGATGATTATAAAAATTTTTTAAATAATTTAATAAAAAAACATGAGTTAGGTAATAGAATGGTAACAATAAATGAAGATATTAATTTTAATAATATTTTTTTAAATCAAAAAGTTGATTGTGTATTTTCTGATTTTAAAAGAAATAAAGAGTACATTGAAAAACTATTAAAGTGGTCTAGTAAATATGTTAGACATAACGGATATATTTTTATTGATGGATTAAAAAGTTATAACTCTGGTTTTAATAAAGCAAAAGAATTAATAAAAAAATATAATTGGTCGTTAACAGTTATAGATAAAGAAGATAAACAAAACATTGATCAAAATAATATGTGTTGGATTAAGGTAAATAGTAATGTATGATATAATATGAAAGAAAAATTATTACATAAAAATTTTATAAAAATTAACGAAGATGAATTTGATTTTAATAAACTCTCCTCATTTCTAGATAGGTATAATTTAGATAGTAGAATAAGAAGTAATTATATTGATGTATATATTCTACAATCTATTTTTCAAATTAGAGGGGTAGGAAACACACCTGAGTTTAAACCCATATATGATTATTTACAAGAAAAATTAAACCCACATAATGTTAAAAACGATATGGATATATTTTTTTCTTTAACTTCTGGAACATCGAGCGTTACTCATACCGATAATTATAAAGTTCATATACTAAATATTAAAGGTAAAATTATTTATAAATTAGATGTTGGTATGTTTGAATTGAATCCAGGAGATTTACTAATAATACCACCTGGAATGACACACAAAGCAATTGGTTTAACTCCTCGAATTATTTTATCTTACGCACATTATTAAATTATGAAAGAAGAATATTTTTCACACGATAGTTTTATTGGAGGTTGGTACATAAATAAAAAATTATGTGACGACTTAATAAAATTTTATAAAAACAGCCCAGATAAAACAGCAGGTTATTTTGGAATGAGAGGCAAAACTGTGGTTGATGATAAGATAAAAGATTCTGTAGACATGGTAATACAACCGAATAATAAAAATAAATTAATAAAAAAATATAGGGAGGAGTTACAAAAATGTTTAAATCAATATTTAAAAAAATATAAAGATATAAATTACGTAGATCGTTTTAATGTAAATGGTTATTTTAATTTGCAAGGATATAAAAAAGGTGGGGGCTATAAGGTGTTTCATTTTGAAAGAAGTGGATTAATAAACGCAAATAGAATTTTAGTATTTATGACATATTTAAATGATGTTTCAGACGGAGGCACTGTTTTTAAGTATCAAAAAATAACAGCGCCAGCTAAAAAAGGTTTAACTTTAATATGGCCAACTGATTGGACTCATACACATAAAGGACAAGTTAGTCTTAAACATAAAAAATACGTGGCTACAGGATGGTTTACATTTAATGATTGAAAACTGGTGGCCAACTCAAATAGGTTATTATGATAACCCTAACCATTCTTTTATACAAACTCGATTAGTTAAAGAGTGTCTATCTCTAATGAAGAAAACTAAAAAGGGAGGTAGTAGTTGGATATCTGATACAACATATAATACTAGTGATGGTTTTCATGAAGTGCACAAGAACAATAAATTTAATTCTTTAAATAAATGGATATTAGATAAAGTTAAAGAATACATAAAAGAAACAGGCATGACGTATAAAATTAATTCTATGGATTCTTGGTTTAACGTATATAAACAAAATGATTTTCAAGAGTATCATGAACACTATAATAGTGTGCTTTCTTGCGTGTATTTTTTAAAAAGCAACAATAAATCAAGTAGTTTAATAATAAAATCCCCAGCCACTGATTTTAGAAATATTGGTCATGAAAATTTTCTTGGAATAAACTGTCCTGTAAGGTATAAATCAGTAGCAGGTAGGTTAGTTGTATTTAGAAGCTATCTTCCACATTGTGTTGACAAGCAAAAAGACAAGGATTTTAGGATAAGTTTAGCCTATAATTTTTACTAGAAAATATATTTATTGTATAATATACAATAAAATAAAGGTTTTTTATGTTACAAAAAATAGGGTTTCAGCCAGGTATTAATAAACAAATTACAGCTACAGGGGCAGAGGGTCAGTGGATAGATTGTGATAACGTTCGTTTTAGATATGGCATACCAGAAAAAATAGGCGGATGGAATCAATTAGGCGGTTCAAGTCAAAATGAACTTACAGGTGCGGGCAGAGGGTTACATCATTTTATCAACAGCTTGTCTAGAAAATATGCTATCATAGGAACAAATAGAATTTTATATGCGTTTTCGGGAGGTGTGTTTTATGATATACACCCAATTAAATCTACGACCACTTTAACTAGTGCGTTTACCACGACTAACGGATCATCGACTGTTACAATAACTTTTAGTACATCACATGGAATTAATCCTCAAGATATAATATTATTAGACAATTTTAGTTCTGCAACTAATTCAAACTTTAGTTCCTCTGATTTTGATGACAAAAAATTTATGGTGACTACGGTTCCCACTGCTACAACTTTAACAATAACTATGCCATCAAACGAATCTGGCTCTGGTGCTTCAACATCTGGAGGTATTAGAGTTCAACACTATTATCCTGTAGGACCTGCTGTTCAAGCAAAAGGATTTGGTTGGGGACTAGGGTCTTGGGGTGGAGAGGATACTTCTGCTAGAACCACAACTTTAAACGGAGCGCTACTTGATGATACAGCGGGAACAGGTGGATCTGGAACATCAATTACTTTGACCGATGCTTCACAGTTTCCAGACTCTGGTACAAACTTTGTACAGATAGGCACAGAAGAAATATCATACACAGGTGTATCTGGAAATGATCTAACAGGTATTACAAGAGCTGTAAGAAACTCAACTCGATCATCACACTCTGATGGTGCAACTGTTACAAACAGTTCAGACTTTGTTGCTTGGGGAGAGGCTGCATCAGGTGATTTAGTTCTTGAACCCGGTATGTGGTCACTAGATAATTTTGGAGATAAAGCAATTTGTTTAATTCACGATAGTGCAGTTTTTTCATGGGATTCAAGCTTATCAAACGCAACAACTACAAGAGCAGCTATCATAACAGGCGCACCAACAGCGTCAAGGCACATGATAGTATCTACACCAGACAGACACTTAGTATTCTTTGGAACAGAGACAACTATTGGAACACCAAGCACACAAGATAGTATGTTCATTAGATTCTCAGACCAAGAAGATATAAATACGTATGCCCCAACAGCAACCAATACAGCTGGTACACAGAGACTCGCTGATGGATCACAGATCAGAGGAGCTATTAGAGGTAGAGATGCAATTTATGTTTGGACTGACACCGCATTATTTACACAACGTTTTGTTGGTTCTCCTTTTACATTTGCTTTTTCACAAGTCGGAACTAACTGTGGATTAGTTGGACAAAATGCATGCGTAGAAGTTGATGGTGCGGCTTATTGGATGTCAGAAAATGGATTTTTTAGATATGCAGGTAAATTAGAATCACTACCGTGTTTAGTAGAAGATTTTGTATATGACGATATAAATTTAGAGTCAGGTAATCAAATGGTATCTGCTGGATTAAATAATTTATTTGGTGAGGTTATGTGGTTCTATCCACAATCAACATCTTCAGTTGTAAACAGAATGGTTGCATATAATTATTTTGATTCTTCACCTAAAAGACCGGTGTGGACTGTGGGAACACTTGCTAGAACTATGTGGCAAGATTCTGCTGTGTTTGGAAAACCACATGCACTAGAATATGATGCAGCTACAGATACATCTTTTGATGTTGTGGGCAACACAGAGGGTAGAACAAGTTACTATGAACATGAAACAGGGACTGATCAAAATAGAAATGGAACCATAACAGCGATTACGGCTAACATAGAATCTGGAGACTTTGATATAAGTCAAAGAGCAGTTAGAGGACAAACAACTGCCGTTGCGGATTTAAGAGGAGATGGAGAGTTTCTTATGAAAATAAGAAGATTTATACCTGACTTTATTTCTCAAACAGGAACAACAAGAGTTACATTAAACTTGAGAGATTTTCCTAATGATAGTCAAACAAGTTCTTCTCTTGGTCCATTTGATATAACTTCAGGAACTAAAAAAGTTGATACACGTGCAAGAGCAAGGTCTATAGCATTAAAAGTTGAAAACACAGGGTCTAGTCAAGATTGGAGACTTGGAACTTTTAGATTAGATATACAACCAGATGGAAGAAGATAATGGCAAAAATAGTACAAGAAATAACAAGAGCATCTCGTGAATATGACTACCAAATTGCAGAGGCACAAACAAGGGATTTAGATGGTATTGTTCAAAAACTTAATACTACTTATCAACAAGAATTAAAAGAGGAGGCGGAAGCTGAGGCTTTCTTTTTTGCATAATGGCTAATAGTTTTATTAATAAAAAAGCAGACTTAACAAGCACAGATTTAACAACTCTGTATACTGTCCCTACAGCTAGAACAGCGGTAGTAAAATCAATATTAGTGTCTGAAGATGCAGGGTCTGGAGCTAATATAACTATAACTTTGGTAGATGCTAGTTCTAATATATTTAGTTTATTTAAAACAAAAGCCATAGCTGGTAACGCTACAACAGAACTTTTAACTCAACCTCTTGTTATGGAGGAAAGTGAGATACTAAAGGTACAAGCAAGTGACGCGAATGAGCTGCACGTCATAGCTTCAATATTAGAAATACAGCCTAGAGAGGTAACAACGTAATGAAAGA